GGATGGAAGTTTATTGAGCGGATCGATCACCTCGATCCGGTCGATGGACACGTCCTCTTTGAGAAGGTCCGCCGCGTTTTCTCAGTTGACTGGGAAAAGGCGACGGACCGGCCATCTCATGAATCGGCCCATGCGGTCACCTTATCTTTGCTTGCAAAGATGAGGGTACCGCAGGACGTGTACAATGCGATCAAGTGTCTCTGGCCAGGCCGGAAAGACTTGTTTCGCAACGGGAAATTCATTGGTACTATGGTCAACGGTGTCCCCATGGGGGACCCGATGACCAAGACCAACCTATCGTTAGCGCATCCGATTTGTGAACACTACGCTAGTGTCCACGAACCAGATGTCAAGAAGGTCCATGATGGCAACGGGGATGATACTGCAATCATCCTCGGGGCCAGCACTGAACCGCAGATTACAAGATGGATCGATGCCTACAACCGAGCTGCTCGGATGTTGGGCTACGATCTTTCGCCATTGGACACCTTCACAACAAGTTCCTGGGGAACTTATTGCGAAGAGGTCTTCTGTATTCCTATCGATCGCTTCAATACCGTGCGAACGGCGTCGAAGCTGAAAGATAACAGATTGATGCCGTATCTAGACCACCCGAAAATTCGGCTGGTGATAGATACGAAGAAAGATAGAGCAGATTACTCTTCCATCATTGATGGAAAGGTGACCTTGCTCGGTAAAGATGCGCATTACGCCAACGGCACTATAGAGGGGGCCCTCTTTAGTGTCGCTAGCGCATGCCAGGATGTATGCTTGGGGGTGAGATATGAGCAGAAGCCCATGTACCTCCCCCACGAGATATTTTCGATCGGCAAGACACCGGATCGCTGGGATCCGGTGTCTTGGACGAACGCAATATGGAGCCAGCCCGCCAAAGTCGTAAACATCACGGTTACGGCTATGCGCGAGCTGCTAGGTTTAATCCCGACGAACCTTACTGATGTTAAATCAGTGAAGTCCGCCGAGAGACATTTCGAGAAGGAGCTCGTCGTCGAGGAATTCACGATTCCCGATGACGACCCCATCAAACAATTGATGGTAGTTCCCCGGGAGAAAACACATTTGTTTCCTCTCGGGGTACTACAACGGTTGACTGAAAGTAAACACCTTACAACCTCGCAAGAGGTTGAAGGTATTTACTTGTTCCAAAAACGAATTCAGGAACTCGAACAGGTCCAAAATGTGGACCTGTTCGAGAACCTGAGGACTAGGGTATTACCAGAGCCTGAATACACTCGGGACCAAGTGTATCAGGTTGTGGTAAAGTTCAAGAATAGGTTTGCCGATTGCCGTTATCTTCTGCGGAAGACAATGGCAGTCGACTACTATATGACATCGCACATAGACGATCTCAGATCTTCGGACCCGAGGACGGTCGACATCCCCGGGTTCGACTATGTGCATAGATTCTCGTCGAGGCTCGCGGACGACACGCCTAAAAGGCGTGCCGAACGCGACCTCTTTGAATGGTTCAACAGGAACG